TGGGCTGAGTATGAACGAGTGATTAAGGATAATGGCGCGATTGTGTTAACCGCTAACGCGCACTTCGTTTTTACATTGCATGCGAGTAATCCTAAATGGTTTAGATATGAGTGGATTTGGGAAAAAAGTACCGTGTCTGGCTATTTAAATGCAAATATTGCCCCCCTAAGAAATCATGAAAATATTCTAGTCTTTTATAAATTGATGCCTACATACAATCCTCAAACGGAAAAAAAGGTTGTTCCGTATACATTGGCTAATGAGAGCGGAGAAGTTCATAGTGTATATGGGAAAAAAAAGAGATTTCGCCGACAAGAAAAAATTGGATATCCCAAAACAATCCTACGATTTGAAAACGGAAATACGAATAGTATCCACCCAACGCAAAAGCCCGTTGCCCTCTTTGAGTATCTAATCGAAACCTACACAAACGAGGGGGAAACGGTACTTGATAATTGCAGTGGAAGCGGTACAACAGCGATTGCTTGTCTCAATAGCAGCAGGCATTTTATTTGCATAGAAAAGGATGAAGCCTACTACAAAAAATCACTGGAAAGAATAGCCAACCATGAACCACTATTGCATCTGGGGGACAAATGCTAGACATAGACAAAATACATTTGGGCGACTGCTTGGAGCTGATGCCTTCCATACCAAGCAAAAGCATAGATATGATCTTATGCGATTTACCTTATGGGACTACAGCTTAAGAATGGGATAGCATTATTGACATGGGCAAACTTTGGGCTGAGTATGAGAGAGTTATCAAGGACAACGGGGCTATTGTGCTGACGGCTTGCAATATTTTCACTTTTCAGCTTTGGGCAAGTAATCCAAAGATCTTTAGATATAGATGGATTTGGCAAAAAAATTTATCAACTGGATTTCTTAATGCAAAGCATATGCCTCTAAAAAATTTTGAAGATGTGTTGATTTTTTATAAAAAACAGCCGACCTATAATCCTATCTCTTTTCGCTTTGGTAAAGATGAGAAAAGAAAGGGGCAAGGGAAAGACTATGCACAATGGAAGCAAAAGCGTACTGATAGTATTGTCAATGCAAATAGATTACCTACAAGTATTTTGACATTTGATTGTGATATACGAACGGATTCAATCCATCCAACGCAAAAACCAGTCTCTCTCTTTGAGTATCTAATCAAGACCTACACAAACGAGGGCGAGACCGTCTTAGATAATTGCAGTGGAAGCGGTACGACCGCTATCGCCTGTCTAAACTCAAATCGGCATTTTATCTGCATTGAGCGGGATGAAGCCTATTACAAAAAATCACTGGATCGCATAGCCGATCATGAGCCACTACTGAGGTTGATATGACATTACATAGCATTGATCTATTAAAGCAAATTATTTCTGCACTGCTACCAGATGACGAGCCTATTAAATCGAAGCTTTTAGCCGTCATCGCTGAGATAGAGGCTGATCTCAGAACTGAGGACTAATGCAATCGCTTTTCTAGCTTCTCGATCCTCTCCTTTAGATCATCGTCCATGACTTGGATTGAGATGCCCTTTTTTTCTGCATCATCGATCCTAGATGTCATGATATCTAGACGGCGGGCAAGGTCTTTGCGTTCCAGGTCGCAAGCGACTGCATGATCTCGCTCGTCCTGCTTACGCTCTTTGTACGACTTGTAAAATAGCACTGCCAAGACGATCGCTATTGTGAGGGGCAGATTGTTGCCTGTCAGCTGGTTGATCTGCTTAAAAAGATCGATCTCCTCGATGGGAGCTTGCTCGATGATAGGCTGAGTCTTGTGTGGCTCCTGAGCCTGCAAAGATGGGATAAAATCCATATCAATATCGCTTTCTATAGGTATAAAGGCGTCTGCAATTTTAACAGCTTTTGCCTTTGGTTTATCAAGCTTTTCATCAATCGCCTTAAAAACAAGCTTTGAGCCCGCCATAAATTCGCACTCGACTGCATTGTATAGCCTGCCCCCATAGTAAATTCTGCCGTCACTATTTAAGTAAAATTCCCCAGAGATTATGCACATAAAACAAGTCCTTTTGTGTTTATAGTATGCCCGATCGTTGAGAGTTGGTTGTTTGAACGCAGTTTTTTGAGTTGTGATGCGCGTAGCACATTGGATCGGGCATCCATTGAAATAATAGCATACTCTCGCGTGTTTAAATATAGTCTGTTGCAAGACGATTGACTTTATCCATTGGGAATATTTTTTTAGCGACCAGACCGCACACATCTATCTCGGTCAAGACCTTTAGGCGCGTCCAAGGTGGCGACCGAGAAAAATCTTGATTTTATTTTTGAAATTTGTGTTATACTATTGACAGAACTTATGTTTTTTGTACGGGTAAAGAATGCAATATTTAAATCTTCGATCTATAGGCAAAAATGGCGATGAGGCTGACTATCAGCCCCTGCCTCCTTTATATCGTGCCTATGGTATCCCCGGCACAAATTTAAACGGTGGTACAATATCGGGCAAGGAGCAAAATCCAAGGCTCACAGGCAGGCAGTGGACTCTTACAGCAGAGGATATGCTCGCTAGTGATCCAATTATTCGCAGGTCATGGGCGCTGATTAAGCAGACTCTTTTATCTGCCAAGTGGATTTTTAAGGCGGGCATTGAGGGCGATCCAGTGAGTGAGGAGCTAGCCCGCTTTGCTAACGAAGCCTTCGGCTTTGATGGATATAGCGGGATGATGGATATGACTTGGGAGGAGCAATTAGGCTACCTCCTCGAATTTATCCCCATGGGCTGGAGGTATGCAGAGGAGCTGTATTGTTGTGAGCCCGATAGCATAGGTAGAGAGAAGATTTTTTTAAAGAGATTTGCAGATCGTGAGCCCACGAGTCATCAAAGATGGCTCACGGCTGACGGCGTGACACTCGAGGGCGTCATGCAAAATATGGTCGGAGGGGTACAGCCCGAGCCGATCCCTGCGGGCAAAATGCTTTTATTAACTTTGAATAGAACAGGCTCAAATTTTGAAGGTCAAGGGCTTTTGCGTCCCTGTTGGTGGTGGTGGTCTCAAAAGCAAAGAATTGCTAATTTGATGTCTATCGGCGTTGAACGATGGGCAATCCCCACGCCCAAGGTTGTCGTTGATATGGAGATCGCAGAAAGATCAGGCTTCACTCAAGGTGAGATAACTGCGATGATTCAAGAGGCAGAGGCACAGGCTCGAGATTATATCGCTCAAGAGCAGGGCTATCTCATCGAGAATACTGCCATCAAATTCGATTCATTCGGTAGCCAAGGGCAATTCAATCCTGATGGAGCTCTAAAAGTCATCCAGGAGTGCGACAATCAAGTATCGCAAGCATTTTTTGCGCAATTTATGAATCTAGGGATTAGCGATACAGGCTCAAGATCTGTGGGCGAGGTGCATCTATCAGTCTTTAGGCGTGCGTGCATCAATTACCTTGACTTGGTAGCATCTGCAATCAGCGGGCAAGATAGGCGTGGTGGTGGCACAATCGGACGTCTCATCAACTGGAATTACGGCAGAATTGAAGCCACTAAACTCCCGAAGCTGACACACATGGGGCTAGATAATGACGAGCTCACAGACGCCTTAAACAGCCTGCCCGCTCTAGTACAATCTCAGCTTCTCACTCCTGATGACAATCTCGAGCGTGCTATCCGACAGCGTATCGGTGCGGGCGATCTACCCACCGACGCGACTAGGACGAGCCAAGATAGAGCTATCGCACAAAATCCAAGCTTGGCTATGGCTGAGCGACTAAGGGGGCTTAAGTGAGTGCTTTTGACAAGAAAGTCGTGCGTGCTGTTATCAGCGGGCACACAAAGCAAATGAATTTAGCTATTCCCGACAAATATAGCCATATTGATTTTATCCCGCCTAAAGGGGCTCAAGATGCTGCTAAACGAGCACTAGAGACCAGAGCGACAAAGCCTGCTTCACAGCGTGGCATGACTGCAATAGGCATCGCACGAGCAAGGGATTTGATCAATGGCAAACAACTATCCCCAGATACCGTCCGCAGAATGTTGGCATATTTTACTAGACACGAAGTCGATAAACAAGGCTCGACTTGGTCGGACTATGGCAAAGGTCGGCAGGCTTGGGACGGTTGGGGCGGTGATGCAGGCTATACATGGGCAAAGAAAATTGTCGGACAGATGGACAAGGCAGATGAAGCGATTAAGGCGCTTGGAGAAAATATGGACAACTCGGAATCATCACTTATTAAGGGCAAACCATTTTTAACCTTGGCTTTAGGAGCTGTCAACTCCCGCATGAATGGAGAGTCAATCAGTGATATCACAGAAGATCATCTTAAAGAGATGGTCAGACTTTTCTATGCTCGCAAAGAGCAAGATCCTGTTATCATCGATTGGAATCACGCATCATCTCCTTTTGTAGGTGGTGCATTGGCTTCCCCAGATGTGGCGATGGCACTAGGGCAGATTGCAGACCTAGAGATCAAAGACGGGGGGCTTTATGCTTACCCTCTCTATACAGCTAAAGGAGCTAAGATCGTTGAGGAGTCCGAGGGGCAATTGTGGTCTAGCCCCGAATTTGTCCTAGGCAACATTTATGCGAGGGACGGTGGAGAGCTGATCGGCAATGCTCAGCTTTTAGCCATCACACTCACGCCAAGACCAGCACAACAGAACAATAAAATCGATCGTATTCTTTTATCGGAGAAAATCATGGATCAAACAGAATTGATGCAAAAATCAGCTGAGGAGCTTGTCGCTATGCTACTTGAAAAGGACGCGCTAGTGAAGCAACTTGAGGCAAAGATTGCGGGCTATGAAGCGGAAGAGGACGCCTCGGTATCTGAGGAAGTCGCTCCACTCAAAGAGGATGACAAAAAGGACGAGAAGATGGGCGAAAAGATGGGCGATGGATATAAAGCCATGTCCGAAGCCTCAGCCCTCGCACTCAATGAGATGTCATCAAAAATCGCTACATTAAGCGAACAAGTCGCTAAGCTAACACAAGAGAAGCATATCGCAGAACGCAAAAACGCTATTGATGCACTTCTAAACACTGGTAAAATCAGCGTGGCTGAGAAGTCTCTAGCCGAGCAAGCCTATGATATGAAGGGCTCAAATAATGCGTTCTGGGCTATGTTTAGCGAACGCAAGGCAAACCAAGCCGTCAACCTGTCTGAGATCGGTCATGCTTCCACTGCAAAGCCCGTCTCTCTCAGTGAAAGAGTCGAGCAAATTAAAAAAGAAAGGGGCATCACATTTGCCCAAGCTCTCGACCTTTTACGCACTCAACACGCAACCGAATACAATTCATTTTTTGGAGGCTAAAAATGGCTTTTAACGATCAAAGTATCTATAAGAGTTTTATCGCATCTGCAAGCATTACAGCATTTCAACTCGTAAAGCAGGATAATGCAGGCAAGGTTACCCCATGCACAGCTGATACCGATGTCCCTGTGGGCGTGGCTCAACAGGCTGTTTCTAGCGGTGAAGTGGTCAATGTCTGTGTGCTAGGGCTCAGCCGTGCTGTAGCAGGTGGCACCATCACAGCAGGCACTCACTTTTATGTAATGCCCGGTCTAGCAGGCAAGGTTTATGCTTATGCCTCAGCAGGCGAAGGCGTGCAGACTATCGCAGGTCGTTTCTTAGCAAATGCAGTAAATACCGCTGGTTCTGCTAATGAACAAATTGAAATTATCTTCTCCCCATCCGCAGGAGTCTAATAAATGGCAAATCCAAGCTATAGCAATATTCATCCAGTCAACGAGATCTTAAAGAACCTAGCTATCGAAGCCATCCCAAGCGATGGACAGCTGATTGCTGACAAAGTCATCGAGAAAGTTGATGTTTCTGCCCTCGGTCCTAGCGGTACTCTCCTGATTGAAGAGACTCGTAATTTTATGGGAAGCCCAGATGTTGATGCAGAAAGAGCCCCCGGAGCAAGTCGCCAAGCTATCGGCAATTTTGATCGCACCTCTACCACCTTCAACACCAAGATTTACTCTCTAAAAGACGCTATCGCTATTGAAGACATTCGCTATTCTCAATATCCCGGCAACGAGGAAACTCGCTCTTTTAGAAAAGTACAAAGATCAATGCTCTTGAATCGTGAATCACGCCTCGCAAGCTTGCTTTTTGGTGCATCAAATTGGGGCTCATATACCTCTGCACTCGGTAGCCTTGGCAATAGCTCTAAGGGGACTCAATGGAATTCTGCAGGGGCTGAGCCTTTAACTGATTTACACGCCCTTATCGATGTTATTCGTGCCAATGCTCATGGCATTTTGCCCGATACCTTGGTTCT